TTCCAGGGAGCGCAGCGTGTGCCACAGTTTCAAGGCCGGGGTGACCACCACGCATGAGATATCGGGTTGCGGAGCGAGCCAGAAGGCCTGGTCGACGTAGGTCAACTGGTTGAGCAGGGTGGTCAGATCCAAGGCCAACTCGTCCTGCGCCAGCGCGATCTTCTGGGTTACGTCGATGTTTTCGGTGCTGGCTACGTTGAGTAATTGCGTGTCCCGCGCATTCAGATCGAGGATGCTCGAGACCGGACCATCGGTGAACAGGGCCATGGTATTTGCCTAGCCCTTCGAGGGCGTGAGTTCCCTCAGCGTGTGCAATTCGTCCGTGGTGAGCACGGTCAACTGCACTCTGGCCGCGGCTGCCGCCTGCTCGGCGACCCGCTTGGCTTCGGCGTGTTTTTGATGGAAGGCGTTGGTTTCCTCGGGACTGGCCAGGCGCGCGTTTCCTTCCACGAGCATCTTGGCGGCGACGGCGCGGGTTACCTCGCTGAGGATTCCATCCTTGCCGCCATCGGCGGTTTCCTTGCTGACCACCACGGGAAAGGCATCCGTAATTTTCGACGACGCGTCACGGATTTTCTGATAGTAGAGTCTGAGATCCATACGATTTCTCCTTTGTGAATTGGTTGCCAGGGGCGAGGAAGCTCGCCCCTGAGTTAAGTCATGGACTAGGTGAGCATCTGAACGCCCGACGTGTTGCGCAAAATGCCGCATCCGTAGAGCACATCCACCGTGAACTGCTGCGCGAGGGTATCGGGCTGGTAGCTCATCACCACGCGCATGCCGAAGTTGCCGAGCTCGGCGTATTCGGCGATGGCGCCGGTCCCCGGTAAAGGCTGCGGCAACCGGCGGATCACCAGGCCGATGGCATCCCGGGCGAAGGCCAGATTGTGGGTGGTCACCGGGCTGGTTCCGGTTTTTGGCACGAACTGCGAACGGAACACGAAGAAGTCTTTGATCTTTCCGACGGTTCCTTCGATCAGGGCCTTGACCCCGGCGTCGCCCGCGGTCTGGAATTCGCTGAAGCGGGGAATCTGGCGCCAGGCGGAGTACGTGGCCGCGTCGCAAACGATGAACTTCTGGTCGCTGGCCGGAATCTTCGACAGAAACAACGCGGTTTCCGCCGAGTCGATAACGGGTTCGGTGATGGGCGTGCCCGGCGTGCCCACCGGGGTGTTGGCGGTGAAGCCGGCGTACAGGCTCAGAAGGTCGGTTTCCACCCTCTGGGCGATGGCGGCCACGCACGGCTGCATATAGATCTTGAGCAGGTCGGGGACCGCCAGCACCTTGGTTACGTCCGGAATCTGGAAGGTCGCTTCAGCGTGCGTGTTGAGCACGATTTGGGCGTTGCCCAGGCTCGGATTCTGCGTTTGCACCGTTCCACCCTCGAGGATGTTGTTTGCCACCATGACGGGTGGGATCGGCACGTTGACCGTGTCGCCGGCATGAGCCAGGACCGGTTCGTAATCGCGATTCACGAGGTTCCCCATGATGAGGTTCCCGACCAGCACCGGCAATGCGTCGGCCGCCACTAGTTTGACAATCGCGTTTGCGACATTTGCTGAGGTAATTGCTGCCATTTCTTCTCCTTTGTTTGTTGCTTGCTACATTCCCCGAAGGGTCTGCGACGCCACGCGCACGATTTCCTCTCGTACGCGCTGCATCTCTTCCGCGCTCATACCCGGGCGGATCTGTTCGATACTCACGGTTTCCCGGCCGCCAGACGGGGCCTTCAGGGTGACCGTCATCCCGGTTCCCCCTGCGATGCGGGCCGGCAGAAACTCCGGGTTCTCGCTGACGAAGGAGGTGAGATAGTCCTTGACGGGGATCTCACCCGAATCGCTGCGAGCCACCAGCCGTCCGTCCTCGGTGCGCGTGATTCCGTCCTGCACCGCTTTGAACGCCAGGTCGATTTTGGCCACGCCGAGACGCTGCAGCTCGGCTCTAACCGCCGAACTGCGTTCCGCCTCGGCCGCCACCTGGCGGGTGCGCTTGTTTTCTTCCACGAGCTCGTTGAGCCTGCGTTCCAGTTGTTCCCGGCGCTTGCGTTCCTCGACGAGCTCGGCCTTGTAAGCCGGCTCGCTTTTGGCCTGTTCGGCGCTGGAGTATTCTTGAATCGCCTGTTTCACGAGTGCTTGAATGTCGATACCTTCCATAGGCCTCCTAACTGCGGGGGTTGGGAGTTAGGGGTTGGGGGTTGGGGGCTGGAAGCTCGCTTCGCTCGCTTCTCCCCTAACTCCCGACCTCCAGCCCTTGGCCCCGGTGTTGAAATGCGGAATTGGCAAGTCAGGGATTGGGGCTTGGGGACACACAGCCCCAACCCCCAACCCCTAACCCCCAACCCCCTCTTCAATTTCTTCAGCCACTTGGTTCTTGATTTCCTGGCGCGCGTCGGCGAGGTACTTGAATGCCAGGTTCTTGAAGACTTGCTTTTTCAAGGTCTCGGACCCGATTCCCAGGTCCAGGAGCTTTTTGGCGTCGTCGAGCTCGTTGCCGAAATCGTCGATGTCGAACTCGTCGAGCCCGGATACTTCGATCGAGATTCCGTCCTGGCGGGCGGCGGCGATGGCCCACAACACTTTCCGCATGGCGTCTTTCACGACATCGCCATAGGCGCGCAGGACTTCCTGGGTGACGCTGAAATCCCTCTGTTTACTGATCCCGGAGAGGCGCAGGTCGCCGGCGCTGGGGGTTCCAGCCTGGTTCATCAGATAGCAGACCCGATAGATTTCGTCCTTTAACCGGACCAGGTTGTCGGCTGCTATCTGATAAACCTTGCCCTCCGGCTCCGTCCATCCGAACCGGTCCGACTGGCCGAGTTGGATGTAATAGGATTCGCCGACGATCTGGTTCCACTGCTTGTCCGAGTAAACTACCGGAGTCGCGAAGAGCCCCATCGTGAGCGCCCAGGAGAGAGCGTTGGATTTGTTGAAGTGTTCGAGCTGCAGGAGCGCGGCCTTGTTCATGAGCCAGAGGCCGTCGGACACCTTCATTTGAAACACGGGCACACGGTGGAGGGATGCCAGGCCGTGCAGGCCTTCATCCACCAGCTCGACCGGTTTGTCGTCCCCGGTTTTGCGATAGATCTGGAAATTTTCGCGGTCGTAGTAGATCCAGCGCGTCTCGTGTTCCCACTTGGCATCAGTGACTTTGGACTGCTGCAGGCAGGAGGTGCGGATGACGATCCAGTCGAGGCCGCCGGTCTGATCGTAGTTCCAATTGATGACCTCATCGGGGCAGTAGTCCACGAGATAGGCGCGGGAACGGCCGGAGGCATCCTCGTCGGCGCGGTTGAGCGCGGAGCCGTTCATGCGGGGGAAGTCGACCACGATGTAGCTGCTGCCGCAGACCAGCGTCTGGACGAAGCGCTGGCGGAAGTATTCGCTGATGCGGGTGCCCTTGAGATCGCAGTCGCCGGACAGCAGGCTGTAGAAGTCCTTGGCGGCCGTGTCGGTTCCTTCGAAGAGGATGGAGGGCTCGCGGCGGATGAGGGTGGCGGCATACCAGTCGACGATGGAGCCGACGTAGTTTTCGTAGAAGACGCGGCTGAGACGCTCCTGGTAGACCTGGCCGGGTTCCTTGTGACGGCGCACGAGGTATTCCGACGCGTTGACGCGCAACTGCTCGCCGCCGGCGTACAGATCTTTGTACTGCTTCCACATCGCTTTGCGGGCGATGTATTCGGGATGTTCTCGATTGATGGTTAGTGACATAGCCCTAAATCCTCTTTCACAGGACCGATGGTGATCTGGGGCTTCGGCTGGCAGGTTGCCCAGATCAGATATCCGAAGGCATCGGACATATGGGTGCGCATGCGGTCGCGGTTTTTATCGATTTCGCCGGTCTCGGCCTTAAAACTGACCTGCTCGAGGTCCTGAATCAGCTCGACGCATTTCTCGTTGATGAGAACGCCGGACTCACCGAGCGCATTCTTCAGTTGCCGGTTGGTGAGGTTGACGCGCTCCCTCACCTTCGGGTTGGCCTGCAGAATGTTGGGTGACAGGACCATCTCGGAATTCGTTTCAAAGAACTCCTTGATGACCTGGTAGTCCGAGTAGCCGGTAGACTGACTGGCGCTGCCCGACGCATCGCCGTAGACCAGCACACCGGGCTGATGCTTGGGATAGCGTTTGAGGAAC